ACCTGGCCGACATCCGCGTCACCTCGCTCGATGACCAGACCGAGTACCTGCTCGATGTGGACTACAGCGCCAATGCCCGCGAGGGCGTGATCCGGCGTCTGCCTGACAGCACCATCCCGGAAGGCGGTGACGTCACCGTCCACTTCAAGATCTCGCACCCACCCGAGTCGATTGGCCAGACGGCGCTCTTGCGCGAAGTCGGCCGGCGCGTCGTCGATGAGGTGCATTTCGTCACCGCTGACGCGCAAGGCGAGATCGTCGTGCCGACCGGGCGCTACCGGCTCGTCACCGAGCCCACGAACCACCTGTTCATCCGCGTGCGTTTCGACTTCGAGGATGCCGCCACCAGCGTGGTGCGCGAGCAAGGCCTCTTCGTCGGCACCCAGACCGATCCCGCTTTGCCCATCGGGCAGAAGTTTTTCATCCCCGCCCAGATCACCGATCCGGGCATTTTGCTCGTGCTGCAGAACTCGGTGCCCATCGTGCGCCAGCCCAGCACGCGCGAGACCTTCGAATTCGTCGTCACTTTCTAATCCGCGAGGCCACCCATGATCGAGCGTTACTACAACCTGTTTGACCCGGCCAAGCACTACACCCAGCTCTTGTTCCGCGCCGGCGACGGCCTGCAGTCGCGGGAACTCAACGAGATCCAAACCACCCTGATCCACCGCCTGCAGGGTGTGGCTGATGCGCTGTTGAAGGATGGCGACATCGTCAGCGGCGCCAATCTGCAGATCGATGCCGACACGGGCTTGGTCACCCTGGAGGCAGGCCGTGTCTATCTGCGCGGTGCCGTGCGCGAGGTGCCGGCCACCACTTTCACGGTGCCGACCACCGGCCGGATTGCCATCGGCGTGCGCTTCACCACTCGCACCGTCACTGAACTCGAAGATCCCAATCTGCGCGAGCCGGCGGTGGGCGTGCGCAACTACCAGGAGCCGGGGGCCGGGCGTCTGCAGGAAACGCTCGCCTGGGGCTGGGAGGGCGCCGGCACCAGTGATGGCCAACCCGGTGACTTCCATGCCGTCTATGCGCTGGACAACGGTCTCCTCGAGAACCGCCGCCAGCCGCCGGTGCTCGATGGCGTGATTGCGAGCCTGGCGCGCTACGACTATGACGCCAACGGCCACTACGTCACCGAAGGGCTGGGCGTCCGATTCCTCAGTGTCGATACCGATGCCCAAGAGCACATCTTCTCGGTCGCCGAGGGCCGCGCCAACATCGACGGTTTCAAAGTCGAGCGCAGCCAATCGCAGCGCCTGCGTCTGCCCATCGATCCGGATCTGCAACGGGTGTCCTCAGAACCGCAGGTCTTCAACGACAGCGGCGACGGCTCGATGATCGTCACGATCAACCGCCCGCCACTGGCGCAGGTGCTCGACATCAAGGTGACGCAGGCCAAGACCGAGACCGTCATCCATGGCGCCTTCACTGGCAGCCGCGATGTGCTGACCGAGCCGACAGTCGTCGCCGTGCTGGAGGTCAAACAAGGCGGCACCACTTACGCACAAGGCACCGACTACAAGGTGGTGGGCGATGAGATCGACTGGAGCCCGGGTGGTGCCGAGCCGGCCCCCGGATCGAGCTACCAGGTCACTTACCAGTACATCGCCAGCATCACCCCCACAGCACTCACCGATACCGGCTTCAAGGTGGCGGGCGTCGTCCAGGGTTCCACGATGTACATCGACTACCAGTGGAAGCTGCCGCGCGTCGATGTGCTGGCCCTCACCGCCGATGGCCAGGTGGAACGCATCAAGGGCATCAGCCAGGTGAGGAATCCCGTCGCGCCCACCGTGCCGGCCTCGCGCCTGGCGCTGGCTGAGATCACTTACAGCTGGCGTAGTAGCTCTGAACCTTTGGTGCGCAATATTGCGATTCGGACCATCAAGGTCTCGGAACTGACCGCGATGCAGCGCCAGATTGCCGATCTCTACGATCTGATGGCCCTCGAACGCCTGCGCGTGGATGCCAATATCCGCGAGCCCGCAGCCAAGAAGGGGCTGTTCGTGGACAACTTCCTCGACGACGATCTGCGCGATCAGGGCGTGGCGCAAACCGGCGCGGTGGTGGCCGGGGTGCTTACCTTGCCGATCACCGCCAGTGCCCAGCACGCCAAGGACAACGGCAATACGTTGCTGACGCTGGACTACACGCTCACGCCAGTGGTCGAACAGTTGGCGCGTACCGGGTCGATGAAGATCAACCCTTACCAGGCCTTCGAGCCGGTACCGGCCCGGGTCACTCTGAACCCAGCCGTCGACCAGTTCACGGTGACGAACACCACCTGGGCCTCCGATGTGACCGAGCGCCTGATCACCGGCAGCGGTGTGCTTGAACAGGTGGTGGAGACGCGTCGTTCGGAGCAGGTGCTGGCCTCCTCCAGTGAGGAAGCGCAGTTCCTGCGCAGCCTCAACGTCGCCTATCGGGTGGACGGGTTTGGACCGAGCGAGGCACTGGCTGCTTTGCGCTTTGACGGTATCGGGATTTCGCAGCCTGCAGGCACGGCAGCCAACGCCTCGGGCCTGCTCACGGGGAGCTTCCAGATTCCGCAGGCCATCCCGGCGGGCGCCAAGCTGGTGGAGTTCCTCGGGGCGGGTGGCAGCTACGGCTCCGCCACCTACGTCGGTCGCGGCCAGATCGTCACCGAGACGCGCCGCCGCATCCTGACCACGGTGGTCAACCGCTGGGACCCGCTGGCACAGACCTTTACGCTGCCCGAGCGCCGCGTGATTGGCGCGCTGGAGCTGTGGTTCACCACCAAGGGCGGCACCGCGCCGGTGATCGTGCAGATCCGCGAAACGCAAGTGGGCATCCCCACCACCACGGTGCTGACCGAGGGTCGCTTGGCTGCAGTCGACATCAAGACCGATGGCAACCCGACCCAGATCACCCTCGATCCGGTGGCGCTGGAGGCCAATCGTGAGTACGCCCTTGTCGTGCTCACGGACGATGCCAACCACGCCGTGTCGGTGGCCGAGCTCGGCAAGTACGACCCGCGCACTGGCTGGGTGACCGCGCAGCCCTACCAGATCGGCGTGCTGCTCTCGTCGAGCAATGGCATCAGCTGGACGCCGCACCAGACGCAGGACCTGACGTTTCGGCTGCTGGGCTGCCGGTTTTCGCAAACGAGCAAGACGGTCTCGCTGGGTCAGTACACGGTGACCAATCTGTCGGACGTGATGGCACTTGCCGGCGTCGAGCGTCCGGCCGCCGGCACCGACGTGCAGTTCCTGGCGACCGATGCCCAGGGGCGGATCTACACCTTGTCGGAAGACCAGGGTTTGGCCCTGTCGGAGAAGCTCTCGGGCAACCTGGCGGTGTCAGCCAAGTTGACCGGGACGGAAGTCTCCAGCCCGATCCTCTACCCAGGCACACAGCTGGTGTTTGGCACGCTCGAGTCCGCAGGCGACTACCTGTCGCGCGCCATTCCGGCTGCCGCCACCTTCAACGTGGCGGTGACCTTCGATGCCCTTACACCCGGCACGTCCAGCGTGGCGGTACAGGCGGAGTCCGGTACGTCGGGTAGTTTCCAGGCGCTGTCCTTGTCGTCGGGCGTGGAGGTGGGCAACGGCTGGGTGGAACGTACCTACAAGGCCACCAGCCTTGTTGGCGTCGGTGCCGACCGCACCACGCGCGTGAAGCTGGCGTTGTCGGGAACCCCCCAACACCGGCCCTTCGTGCGCAACCTGCGCGTCATCGTTACCTAATGGGAGTGAGTGATGACCCAGGAGCGCACGCCGCGCGGCTACCCACTGCCGCACCCCGAGCACCTGCTGTCTGAAGACGTCCTCAACTTGCGCGAGGCTCTCACCCGCATCGATGCGGATGTGGCCGTGCAGGAGGCGTCTACCCAGCAGGGACAAGACCAACTCACCGAACGCCTACACCGCCAGCAACTGCGGGTGTTTCACCAGTTCGGCTTTTAAGGAGCACACCCCATGGCCAAAGACCCCTTGCTGCGCGATGCGGTGCGCGCGATCAAAGCCAAGATCGAAACTGCTGCCGAGATCGCCACACCCGAAGAACTCGCGTACCTCGGCACCGCCATCGACCGCATCGGCGGTCGTGCCACCGTCCTCGAAGTCGAGGAGATGGGCGACATCAAGATGGCGGAGATGTCGGCGCACGCCAATGCAGTGGAGTCGGCGACGCTCGACACCATCGCCACGGCCGCTGATGTGGCCATTGCCAACGTCTCGGCGACCAAGACAGCAGCCGAGACTGCGATCACCGCCACCAAGACGGCCGCAGAAACTTCGGTCACCCAGACCAAGAACGCGGCCCTGGCCGTGATGGCACAGACCGAGACCAGCACGGTGGCGACCGTCAATGCGGCGGCCCAGACCGCGATTCAGCAAGCCGCCAGTAGCCGCGACCAGGCGATTGCCGCCACGCAAAGCGCGGCCGATGCGGCCGTGACCACGGCGCAAGCCGCTGCCAACAGCGTCACCCAGCAACTGGTGCTGGGGCGCAAGACCTTCTTCCTTGCCCAACTCTAAGGAGCCCCCTTGATGTCCATTCTGGGAACGGCGCTGCCAGCCGCCAACACGCTGGCGACCCTCTACGAAGTACCGACCGGCCGCCGTGCCGTGGTCAATGTCGCTGCCTGCAACAAGGGAACAGCAGCCGCCAAGGTGCGCGTGGCGCTCACTGCATTGGCCACACCGGCCGAGAGCGAGTTCATCGAATTTGATGTGAGCCTGGCGGCGACCGAGGTGCTGGAACGCACTGCGCTCTCGTTGGCTGCGGGGCAGAAGATCGTGGTGCAGGCCAGCGCCGCCAGCGTGACATTCAACGCCTGGGGCATCGAGGAGGTGGCGTAATGGGACGATTTCTGCGCAGCGTGAGCACCGATACCGTCGATCCACGCCACTACAAGAATTACCAGGAATACACCTCGGCAGGCAGTTACTCGTTCACGGTACCCGCCGGCGTCTCGCGCATCCGCGCCATCGTGGTCGGTGCGGGCGGCGGTGGTGCCTGCTCCAAGACCACCTATTACGGCGGTAACGGTGGGGGCGGTGGCGGTTTTGCGATGGGCGAGTACGACGTCATCCCGGGTCAATTGTTGGCTATCACCGTGGGGGCCAGCGGCAGCGGATCGAGCAGCAACAACACCAAGGCTGGCAATGGCGGCACGTCTAGTGTCGGCAGCCTGCTGTCGGCCACCGGTGGTCAAGGCGCCGATGGCCATGGCAACAGCTACAGCACCGGTGGTACTGGTGGAACTGGCACGGGCGGCACGCTGTTTAACCGCACCGGCGGTACAGGTGGTCGTGGCAGCTACGGCTCCTGGGGCTCCGGCTCGGAGAACCACGGTGGCGGCGGCGGGGGTGCCGCTGGGTCCTGGCTCGGCAACGGCGGGAACGGTGGCAGCGTGGGCTTCCAATCCCACTACACCGCCGCTGGTGCCGGGGGCGGTGGCATTGGCGGCCCAGGTGGCAACACCACCCAATGGTCGCAGCAATCCTCTTCCAACTATGTCGCCATCTCAGGTGCCGGTGGCGGCTCGGGTGGTGCTGGCGGTCACGGCACTGATTCCGGTCAGATTTCGATCAGCTCCAGCAATGCGATGGGTTATGGAAACGGCGGCCCTGCCATCGATGGCAGCTTCGCCATCCCACTGTGGAGCACGCATTACTCCGCAGCGGGTATCGACCTGGCTGATTTTTCCAGTGCGGCCAGTGTGGTGCCCAAGTTCTACACCGCCGTGACCGGAGCGGCTGGACTACTCACTGTCAAAGAGTATTCCTTTGCCACGCCGCGTCTGCTGAACTGCAACGGCGGAGGGGCGGCCGGTGTCTGGGGCCAATCGGCCGCGTTGATGGGCGGCAACGGCGGTCCCGGTGGCGGTGGCTCGGGCGGCTATTGCTACACATCCAACAGCAGCTCCCACGGCGGCGCGGGTGGTTTTCTGGGGGGCGGTGGTGGAGGTGGTGGCTACAACGCCAACGGCGGCAACGGAGGGCACGGCGGTGGAGGCGGCGGTAACGGCAACTACTACGGCGGCACTGGCGGCAACGGTGGCAATGGCGGTCCCGGCTACGTGGCCATTGAATGGTGATGAAGGAGGAAAAAACGATGCCCAACTGGATTCGACTCGATAACGACCAGGTGGTCGAGACCACCGACACCGACCCCAAGGGCCGGTTTCATCCGGACCTCAAATGGACCAAGGCGGCTGTCGGTGTGCAAGCGGGGATGGTCAAGCAGGCCGATGGCAGTTTTGCGTTTTCTGAACCGGCGCCGGAGAACGCCATTGCGGCCACGCTGACCCCGGCGACACCGCTGACCAAGCTCGCCTTCATGAACCGCTTCACGATGGAGGAGCTGGCGGCCATCTATACCGCCGCCAAGACCGAGGTCATGGTTGAGGTGTTCCTCGACAAACTCAAACTGGCCGAACACGTCGATGTCACGGACCCACAGACCGTTGCAGGTCTGCAGGCGCTCGCCGCCAGCGGGCTTCTGACGGAGGCCCGGGTGCAGGAGGTGCTGCGGTGATGGCTGCTATCCAACACCGTCTGTCGATGCTGGCCATTTGGCTGCTCTGCCAGATCGCGGCGGTGATTGCGTCAATCTGGATGCTGTTGGCCATCATCACCGGCTCTCGCCGGGCCTGGACTATTGCCGTCGCCCACGACCAGCTGGCCAATGCGGCCTTTGGCGGGCACGAGGACGAGACGCTGAGTTCCCGTGCCGGCAAGGCTGCGCGCGAAGGCAAGCGCTGGGCCTGTGTGCTGTGTCGCTTGCTGGACCGACTCGATCCGAACCACTGTGAGAAGTCCATCGAACCGGATCGCGGCAAGCCGCTGATCTGATCCACCGACTGCCCGATCACCCCATCCCCCCGATTTATTCCGCCAATTGGCGGATTTTTTGTTTCTGGAGAACTGCCATGGCAGATCACTTTCTTCATGGGGTCGAGGTCGTTGAGATCGACAACGGCCCCCGTCCTATTCGCACCGTCCGATCCTCCGTGATCGGCCTCGTCGGCACCGCACCGGGTGCCGATGAGCACAGCTTTCCGTTAAACACCCCGGTGCTCATTGCTGGCTCGCGCCTGGAGGCGGCCAAGCTCGGCATCACGGGTACCTTGCCCATGGCCATCGATGGCATCTTCGATCAGGCCGGTGCACTGGTGGTCGTGATCCGGGTGGCCGAAGGGGCGACGGAGGCCGAGACCCAGACGAATGTGCTCGGTGGCGTCGATGACGCCGGTCAGTACCTCGGCCTGCAGGCGCTGCTGGCGGCCCAGTCGGTCGCCAAGGTCACGCCGCGCATCCTGATCGCCCCGGGTTTTACCCACCAGCGTCCCATCGACCCGGATGATGACACCCGTCAGTTGGCAAACCCTGTTGTGGCCGAACTGCTCGGCATTGCCGAGCGCCTGCGTGCGGTGATCATCGCTGACGGCCCCAACACCACCGATGCTGCCGCCATCGATTATCGCGAGGACTGGGGCTCGCCGCGCATCTATGTGGTCGATCCGCACGTCAAGGTGATGAAGAGCGGCGTAGTCGTGACCGAGCCTGTGTCGGCGCGTGTGGCTGGTCTGATTGCCAAGATCGACAACGACCGGGGCTTCTGGTGGTCGCCGTCGAACAACGTCATCAACGGCATCGTCGGTAGTCACCGCCCGGTGGACTTTGCGCTGGGTGACCCCAATGCTCGGGCCAACCTGCTCAACGA